AAGGAGAATAAAATGGATAATCCAACAACAGAAGAAATAGCTCAACACTACTCAGCTATGGGAGATAGTGTTTCTCTTATCAATGGCATTATTGCAGGAACAGCAATGGCAGATGATGAAGCAGAAGATAAACAAGACTGTGTTGATAGGAACGTAGCACACTTAGAGATTATGGTGGCTAAAGACTATTGGACAAATGAAGATATGACAGCAGTTAACTCTGCAATTACAGCAGGTCAAGGTTACACAGCATGAGTGAACAATCAAACGTAATCACTATTGATGGTAAAGAGTATTCAACTGATGATATGAGTCAGGATCAAACTTATTGGATTAATCAAATCAAAGACCTACAAGCCAAAGGTGCTAACCTAAGATTTCAATTAGATCAAGTTACTGTAGCACAAAATGCTTTTACTAATTCATTGATAAAATCTTTAAAAACTGAAGACAAAGAAGAGGTAGTTAATGGTTAAGGCAAGTGAAGTTAAGGCACAGATAGATACACATGAAGCTGTGTGTACTGAGCGTTGGCGTGAGACACTTGCTAGGCTACGTAGGCTCGAACAGATTATGATTGGTACAACTGCTACTATGCTTTTAATGATGGCAGGTTTATTATTGAGGTGACGCTATGCTTGAAATGCTAGTGGTCGCTAATAGTGCATTTGCAATTATCAAACAGACCATACAGAATGGTCGTGAACTATCTTCAGCAGGTGCAGCAATATCTAAATTTGTTAGTGCTGAAGAACAACTCAAACAAGATTTACATAAAAAAAAGAATAGTATCTGGACTAACTTTCTAGGCAAGGAAGACAATGACCTAGAAGAGTTTATGGCTTTGGAAGAGATACGAGTTAAGAACGAACAACTCAGAGAGTTCATGCAGTTATATGGTAGGGCAGGTCTATATAATGACTATGTATCTTACTGTGCTGATGCACGCAAATCTAGAAGAGATGCTCGTATTAAATCAGAGAAACGCAAAGAGCAAATAAAAGAAACAGTAATGAAAGTCGTACTGGCTATACTTATTACTGCTTTATTATCAGGTGTTGTTACAGTACTGGCAATTATAGCTAAAAAGAAAGGGATCATATGACAGCTTTCTTACTTGCTTGTACATTAAATGGCATTGTTAATGGTGGTATATATTTTCGTAATGTAAATGTTTGCTTACATTACAGGGATGTTCTCGACAATCAATCGTTTATAAAAAACAATGAGACACAAACATATGAGTGTATATGTAAGCTCGTACCTTTTGTAGATACAGATAAGGTAAAGGTGTACTAATGGTTACAGTTGAACAGTTTCTTAAATGGAAGATACTACCAAGATGTATGATGCTTGCTAGTACAGTTATGTCATGGAGATGTGCTGAATGGTTTATGGATTTAGATGCACCGACTGCTGCACAGTCAGCCTTTGTATCTGTGGTTATGGGTGTAATGACAGGTGTGTTTGGTATATGGATGGGTCACGAACATAAGGAGCATAAGTAATGTTAACGGCATTGATTGGGCCAGTAAGCAATTTACTCGGTAAGTTTATTGAAGACAAAGATATGAAGAATAAGTTGGCACATGAGGTGGCAACAATGGCTGAGAACCATGCACAAGAACTAGCTAAAGGTCAGCTAGAAATCAACAAAGCAGAGGCACAACACAAGTCTATTTTTGTTGCAGGATGGAGGCCTTTCATTGGTTGGACTTGTGGTGTAGCACTCTGTTGGCACTTTGTACTAGCACCAATAACTATATTCTTGTGTGCATATTTAGGAATTGCTATACCTGAGTTACCTACTTTTGACATGGGTTCATTGATGACTGTGTTAATGGGTATGTTAGGGTTAGGTGGATTACGTACATATGAAAAACAAAAAGGATTGACGAAATGAATATGGAGGAGTTTAAGAAAGAGATCATTGAAGATGAGGGTGTTAAGCACGAAATCTATCTTGATCACTTAGGCCTACCTACTATGGGTGTAGGTCATTTAATTACTGAATGGGATGAGGAGTATGAAAAGCCTGTGGGTACTCCTGTATCTGAAGAGCGAGTACAAAATTGTTTGAAGCAAGATATACACGTAACAATAGATGAATGTAAAAAACTATACGAAGACTTTGATGTACTACCTGTAGATGTGCAACATATAATTGCCAACATGATGTTTAATATGGGCAGACCAAGACTATCTAAATTTAAGAATATGAAAAAGGCAGTTGATCAACGTGATTGGTTTGAAGCTGCATATGAAATGACTCACTCTAGGTGGTATAAGCAAGTGCCTAATAGAGCAGGTCGTTTAGTGGTACGCATGCAAAACGTAAAGACATAGAATAACTTTCGTAACCGAAAGTCATTCGAACCTACGATGTCTATACAATTGATTGTCATTGGTCTTTATGTTTTGGCTTGACCAATCTTCTTCCTCTGACTGTACGTTCTTTCTTTTTTGTAAATCTTTAAACACTTGACGTAACTCTGCATTGCCTTGTCTTCTATCACCTTTGCATTCCGGGCATAGCTTTCCGTATTGATATTTGCTCATCTCTATGTTTATGCCACAGTCTTCGCATTGACTATTGTTTCTTATTGGGCCTGCTGTTTTCATTTTAATCTCCTTGTAAAATATAAAGCATAAGTATACACACACAAACCAAAAGAAATATGTACAAACCTTTCTGAGATTTTCTTTTAGTTTTGTATCTACTTAGGATTGATGTGTGTATATACCTATGTAAACTCATTAGAATGGAACTTCGTCTGTAAACTCTTCAACACTAGCAGTACCCTGTTTGATAGCTTGGTATTGATTAGAGCCACCAGTGATGCTCTGAGAGCCTTGAGTGGCCATCTTATCGCTTACCTTTGCATCCATATAATCATTGCCTGCTTGTGATGTGGCAAACCATATTGCTAAACGTCGTTCTTCATAGTCACCAGAAAGATGTGGTGCTTTAGGATTGTCACTTTGATTCTCGAAAAGCACACCAACCTTTTTGTATATCTCACGTATTACTTTACCGGATGGTAGTGTAGCTTTGACAATGACATGATACTCTTCGTTGCCATTGCTGTTTAGCTTGCCTTGTCCTACAAGGACATTGTTCTCACGAGGTGCAAAGAATGCACCTCTGTCTGTGTCGTCATATTGTTGATCCATTAGAAACTCCTACTTGATTTATGGTTAGATGTTTTAGTATTGATAGGGCCAATATCTTTTTTATTAGCAGTATCACTTGCAGCATTGCCATCATCATCAGATGCTAACCCTAAGATTGCTTGCAATGCATAACGTTTTGCGTAGGTAATCGCACTACCCATTGCTTGTGCGTCATCTTCTTTACCTTTCTTGATAAGAACTGGCACGAAGCTAGTCAATGTTGCATCATCATTACTATGCGAAACTGTTGTCTCTACATATATAGACATATGCATGCGTTGCTTATGCTCACCATCAGCAAGTATGCAGTTCTCATACTTTACCGACTGCGAGAATGACAAGCCAAACTCTGCTCCGTGATTGGCAGCATTGATAACACTAGTCAAGTCTGCGTAGCTACTGTGAAAGAATGGATTGCTACTACTTTTCAATGCAGATATATTTAACTGCTGAAATTTAGACATTGCTTCGTTAAGTGATTTACAAGGCTCAGTATTTTTGGTACTGTTACTTGTCTTGTGTTCTCCCACGTTGACACCCGGGGTTGAGTTTGTTGTGGGCTTGACCCCATTTTTATTTTGATTAGACAAGAGTCTCTCCTTTCATTGGTTTAGTTTTAAAGAATCCTTTATACTTTGGATTCTCATGCATGAATAGCCTAGAATAAAAGGCTATATAATCATTACTTATTTTAAAGTCTACGTCTGACGTAGTGATGGCTGTCTCCCATCTGATACGACCTACGATTAACCATGGCGAACATTTCTTTGCACCACTATTAATAGCTTCGTGTGTATACTGATTGAAGTATTCGTATACATGTGGGTTATCTTTATGATACTCCCACCATTTGTTTTTCTTTTCTCGGTATGTCATCATGGCTGTACACTCATAACTGATTCGACATCCTCGCTTTTAGGATGACTGCTAACTGGATCATAATGCATGTATATCTCTTCAGCTTCTTCCAATGAAGTAGCCTCAACAATATAGAAATGTTCTGTAGTTTCTATAGTCTGTACTTTATATTTAGCCATCGTTTATCTCCTTAATATGTATGGTTAATGCACCACGTTTGTTGCGTTTGATTGATAGTTTGTCTGTGTAAACCTCACGTTCATTAGGTTTGATCAAAGCTTTAAGACGTTTCTTTGCATCATCAAATATTTGTGCATCATCAAAGTGACATAGATAATAATATTCTTTATCTTTGAATTCATTATCTGTACTAGCATCACGTGTAACCATATTATCTATGGTCATGTGCTGTACACCAGTAGGTAATTCATTTGGCATATCTGATTGAGGTGGTGTTTTGTTTACAACATGATTCCAAAAGTCTTTGAGTATAGGTAGCATGCGTTGCCACTCATCTTCACTGCGTTCAACTAGCTTGCACTCCCATTGGTTGCCAAAGATAACAGATAGATACATCTTATCTAGTTTGGCTACCTTCATATACAGTTGTATCTGTGGTGTATAGTAAGCAAGTATGTCATCAAACTTTCTAAATGAACTGGTATGTTTACATTCAAGGCCAACATCTACACCATCTTCTTTG